AACTGGTTTGGAACTAGGGGTATTCAAGGTTTCTGGAAATGAAGGTAGTGAACTCATTTATGAAAATATCACAGAAGAAATTAAAAAAGGTGAAACAGTTCTTTTGAATGAAGTTGAAAAGGATAAACCTTTACCAATCCAAGAAAATCAAAATGGACCAAAAGCTGCTCCGGTAGGTAACAAAGTAACAACAGGCTGGAGCAATCCGTTTGGTGGAACAAGTTGGGGGTCTTGAATTGCATTCGTTTGATTCCATAGAAAGAATCAGCGATCCGGCCAGAAAAAACTTTGAAAATGATGTGCTGAGTCAGTTTAGCAGGATTGTTCAGCAGTTTGAACCACCAAAAGATCCTTCGATTCCAGCATCAAACAAAAATCCTTTAAAACAAGTGAGTTTTGAGGATGCCGTTCGGGAATTGTTGGAATTAAGCAGGAAAAAACAGTAAATATTATTAATGGGAAAAAAGAATAGAGGAAAAGAATCCTCTAAGAAACTTGTTGAACAGAACCTGTTTTTAAATTTTGAAATTAATCAACGTTTCAATTTAAGCGAGGTACACAAGAGTTTCGTGGAGTGTGGTCTTAATAATGACAGTAAAATCATATTTTGTGATGGTGTTGCAGGAACAAGCAAAACATACCTGAGTGTTTATTGTGCCCTTGAGCTTCTGAAAAAGAGAGAAGTTGAAAAAATAGTATATATTCGTTCCCTTACAGAATCAGGAAAGCGGTTGCTGGGCAGTCTTCCCGGTGAAGTGGATGACAAATTCAAACCGTGGAGCATTCCGCTTCTGGAAAAATGCGATGAACTTATCAACGTGAGTGTGACCAATGCTCTTCTTCAGCAACATGTGATCAAAAGCACACCCATCAATTATCTACGGGGTGTAACTTTTAATGATGCGGCGGTTATTGTGGACGAGTTTCAAAATCTGGTCAAAGAAGAAGCCATAACTGTTTTGAGCCGATTTGGTAAAAATTGTAAAATGTTTGTGGTGGGGGACAGCATGCAAAGCGATATTGCAGAAAAAAGCGGTATCAAGGCAATCATCAATGCTTTTGACACAACAGAAAGCAAAGAACATGGCATTCATGTGTTTCATTTTACTGAAAATGAGATTACCCGTAGCAAAATGCTCAAGTATATTGTGAAGGTTATTGGCAATATTAAAAGCGAACCGCCTCAAAATAAAAATAAAAAATAATTGAATACTGTGGGTATTTGGTAAAATACCTATATGCGCATAGCTGTTAGCGGAGCAGGACGAATGGGCAAAACCACGTTTGTTCGGGATTTTTTAAATAATTGGCCCAATTACAAAACACCGGAACAAACCTACCGAAAAGTCATAGAAGAGGACAAACACAGTCAAAAGACAAACGGCAAGATTCAACTTAAGGTGTTGGATGAACTTATCAAACAAACTTCCGGGTATACCCGTTCTGATAATGTGATTCATGATCGCTGTCCTCTGGACAATCTTGTTTACAGCATGTGGGGTTATGAAAAGGGATTGAAGGGATGTGATGCCATTTTCATGGAGAAAACAATCGCACTGACCAAAGAGAGCATGCGTAATCTGGATATTATATTTTTGATCACAACCAGCCCTGCCAACAAGATTGTGCTTCGGGAAGGTGACACAAACAAAGATCTGAAATATCTGGAAGAAATTGATAATATTTTCAAGGAAATTTATGGCAGATATCGTAAAGATGGCTGTACCGCATTTTTTCCAAAAGACGATTCTCCGGCCATCATAGACATTCATGGCAACCCACAGGAACGAATTGCCATGGCCAAGCTTTATGTGACAAATGACGGGGGAATTTATGGGGAAGAACAAGCCATATTCAATCCACAGGAATTGCTTCAGATGGAGGAACTTTTAAAGGATCAGAAGCAAGAATTGGAACGAGAAAACCGAGAAAAGGATTTATACAGAAAATTTGGTCTTTAATAAACTGTCCCGTTTTTGTAAATATAAATAATGGGACTATCTGTAAATTTTGGTGATTTTGTAAATAAAACTGGCTCTAGTCTGTCTGCTTCAGACTATTTGGTTGGTTTTACAACTGATTATGACGGAAACCGACAGGAAATCCGCATAACTGTAGAAGATTTTATAACATATATTGAAAGCAACAGCGCCAACGATCTTTATACAATTTTAAGTCAAAACAGTGGAAAATGGGACAATACATACACTTCAGTCAATAACACATCAACGAATTGGGATAGTGTATATAGCACCGTAACATCATTATCAGACAGCTGGGAAGAAACTTTAGCTATTGCACCGTTACAATCCGCATCAGCTAATTGGGACAGTACATACACTTCAGTAGAAAATACATCGTCTTCATGGGATAGTGTTTATTCCACAACAAATGCGAATAGCTCAACGTGGAGTGCTGCCGCTTCTGGAAGTGTGGCCCAAATCATAGCTGGAGCAAATATACTTGTCAGCGGAAATGTAGGAAGCGTAACTGTCAGCGCAAACAATCCAAATTGGGATAGTGTTTATTCCACAACAAATGCAAATAGCGCTTTTTGGTCTTTGGCATACACCAATCTTGTAGGAAACAGCGCCAATTATCTTACAGGAACAGCAGTAAATTTAGGAGACATTCCAACACTTTCATCCTACTGGACTTTGGCATACACCAATCTTGTTGGTAATAGCGCCAATTATCTTACAGGAACAGCAGTAAATTTAGGAGACATCCCAACACTTTCATCGAATTGGAACAACACATATACAGCAGTTTCTGTTAACAGTGCAAATTGGAACAGTACATATACACAATTCAGCAGCAACAGCGCAACTTATGCAACCATAGGTTTTGTAAATGGAAAGTTTCTTCCGGTTTCCGGGGGAAACATAAATGGGGATTTGACAGTATCAGGTAATCTGACAGCTCTTGGCACATTTACATTTTTGGATACTATTGTCACAGTTACCAGCGCACTCAGCGTTTACAATGCAGGTACAGGTCCGGCTCTTACAGTTCAACAAACAGGAAATGAACCAGTGGCAAGATTCTTTGACAGTGAAAGCGGAGATGCCCTTTATATTGCCAACAATGGAAGAATTGGAATAGGAACTGCAAATCCCGACACACAATTATTTGTGGCAGGCACCACTTATGTTGAAGAGATCAAGGAGAAGGTGACACTTTCGGCTTCTCGGGCCAACAGTACGGTTAATTTTGATATACTCACACAATCTGTTCTTTTCCTTACTTTAAGTTCTTCAGGTAATTGGACAGTCAATTTCCGGGGAGATAATAATACAAGTTTGAATAGCATCATGAGTGCAGGTCAAAGTTTCACCTGTGTATCAATCGTTTCAACAGGAACCACAGTTTACTATAGCAGTGCGGTTCAAATTGACGGAACAACTTATGTTCCTTATTATCTGAATGGATTGGCCCCTCAAGCAGTTGTTTCGAACACAAGAGCCTTGCAAAATTACGCTTATACAATCATTAAACGGGGCAACGCAGTGTTTAATGTGTTGGCCTCTGTAAATGAATATTACTAATGCCAGCAAAAAGCACATTTGGTTCAGCTTCAGTTATACCATATACAACCAGTAATCCTGTTTATGGTGTAAGCCGCTCTTTGCGGTTTAATTCGGCTGATTCGACTTATTTAAGCAGGACTCCGAGTAGTGCAGGAAATAGGAAGACTTGGACTTGGAGTGGTTGGGTTAAGAGAACAAAAAACGATTCTGTTGGAAATTTATTTTCAAACTCAAACGGAGCATCAGGATTTTCTGCTATTCGGCTGGAAACCGCAAATACTTTAGGAGTTTTTGATTGGACGGGATCAGCGATGGTTTGGTATTTAAACACAAATCAAGTGTTTAGAGATCCGTCAGCTTGGTATCATATTGTTGTAGCTATTGACACAACACAGGCTACAGCATCAAACAGGGTGAAAATATATATCAATGGTTCAGAAGTAACATCATTCTCTACTGCAACCTACCCAACTCAAAACCTAGATACATACACAAACTCAACTCAGCAAGCCGCGATAGGATCAACAAGAACAACAGGAAACTCTGAATTTTTTGACGGCTACCTAACCGAAATCAACTTCATCGACGGCCAAGCCTTGACGCCGGACAGCTTTGGCTATACAGATCCTAACACCGGGGTATGGCAACTCAAAAAATACACAGGCACATATGGGACAAATGGATTTTATCTTCCTTTTACAAATCAAGGTAATACACAAAATTATTTTACGTATTCAGAGGATTTTTCAAACGTATTTTGGACAAAGTATCAAAGCACATGCGTTACTAATGCAACCACTGCTCCAAATGGAACAAACACAGCAGATAAAATGGTTATTAATAACGGGCAGATTGGTGGTCAATTTTACACGACAGGAGGAGGATTAGCAGACAATACAATACTTACATCCTCTGTTTATTTGAAAGCTTTGGATTTTACTACAGGATATCTTTATATACAAAAGAAAGATGGTGGTTTTGCTTATATAGGTTTTGATTTAGCTACTGGAAATGTAACTGAAGGAATAAATGGAGCAATCGGCGGAACCATAACTTCAGTAGGGGATGGATGGTATCGTGTCACATGTACTTCGAGTATTGGTACAGGAGCAGGCACAACAATCAATGTAAACTTTGCGTTTAATGGTACTGGAGACGGAGTAAAAGGAAGTTATATTTGGGGTGCACAACTTGAACAAGGATCATCAGCAGGACCTTACATGTACACCTTGGCATCAACACAAGCCCAGACTTTGGCACTAGGAGAAGACAGATCATTACCAGCCGGAGGTTATAATAATTGGGCAGCTAGTGCTTTCTCTGTTACACCCGGATCAGGCAATGACAGCCTTTTGGATAGCCCAACAGATTATGGAAATGATACAGGATTGGGCGGAGAAGTAGGGAGCAATTATGCAACTTTTAATTCAGTTGATCTTGGAGGATCTACATTAACAAATGGAAATTTGGATATATCATCCGGAGCAAACCAATACAGATATTCAACAATGCCTGTACCCCAAACAGGAAAATGGTATTTTGAATTCACTGTAAATAGTCTAGGAGCATCAAATACAGGATTTTGGATTGTTTTACCGACTCTTGGTGGTGTTTTTGGGCTTCCTGCGAGTGGAGCATATAGAATATTAAAAGACGCAAGCGATATTAGTATAACAGGTTCAGGAACTCCGGCAGCAGGTCATACAATGAAAGTTGCTTATGATGCTGATAATAAAAGAATATGGTTTGGAAGAGACACATTATGGTTTTCAAATGCAGGAAATACAACAAGCGATCCTAGTGCTGGAACAAATCCGTCATTTTCAAATCTTACATCTACAAATAATGATTCCATATATGTTAATCAAACCGGAGGCGGAGCTGCCACTTGCACAGGTTCAATAAATTTTGGTCAACGACCATTCGCCTATGCCGCTCCCACAGGATTTAAAACACTTTGCACAGCCAACATGCCAACGCCAAAAATTAAAAAACCCAAATCTGCATTTGATGCCATTACATATAATGGAACAGGGACAACATTTGTTTCTCCCTCCGGATTGGCATTTGCTCCGGATTTGGTTTGGGTCAAAAGCAGATCACAGGACATAAGCCATGTATTGTCGGATACTGTAAGAGGAACGGGAGAAGTATTATGCTCAAATAACACAAGAGCAGGTTCGCCCGATTCATTTTTGACTAATTTTAATCAAAATGGTTTTACCCTCAATACCAGTATAACGGGAAATAATAGCGGGAGTACATATGTTGCGTGGTGTTGGAAAGGAGGAGGACCATCTTCTACGAACACTGCTGGAAGTATAACTAGCCAAGTTAGCGTGGATCCCCAGACAGGATTTAGTATTGTGAGTTATACTGGAACTGGGGCAAATGGGTCAACCATTGGGCATGGGCTTGGGGTTGCGCCAAAGATGATTATTGCGAAAAGAAGGACTGGAACAGAGCACTGGTATGTTGGGCATTCTTCGATTGGGTGGTCAAATCAACTAATATTAAATTTAACGTTAGGGTCTGGGGGAAGCGGAATATGGTTCCTCACTCAGCCGACAAGTTCTGTCTTTTATGTTGGTGGCACAGGAAATTCAATTAACGAGTCTGGACAAACAGCTATTGCTTATTGCTTCTCTGAAATTGAGGGCTACTCCAAGTTCGGAAGCTACACAGGCAATGGGTTGGCAGACGGGCCGTTTGTGTGGTGCGGATTTAGACCAAAATTTCTGCTAATAAAAAATACCTCTGCGGTGTCTCAATGGGAAATTATCGACTCAACAAGAGACACTTATAACCCAGCTGGTTTCGAGCTTTACCCAAACGCAACTACCGTAGAGGCAAACGCCGCAAGTTCTGGTGGTGACTTTGATTTTCTGTCCAGCGGTTTTAAGTCAAGACGTGCAACAACGGAATTAAATTCTTCTGGGGCAACGCACATTTTCGCCGCTTTTGCCGAATCACCCTTCAAATACGCCCGGGCAAGATAATTAGATTCCGTAAGGTCGATTTACCAGATAACGAACACCCACTGCGCTTATCTTGGGTATGTGCGTCAAACGAATTGTAAACTGACAAGTATTCCCCACATTTGCCACATCCTGATCCCGAATAAATGGCAAAGGAAACGCGCTGATAAGATCAAATCCGGATATTCCTGTTGGGAAATTGGGTGAACCACCCAAAGGAGCAGGTTGGGCACTTGTTGCCAAAGTCAAAACAAAATCATTTGCCTGTAGATTGAACGAAGTTGGCTTGGTGATTGTGATGAGGCTGCTGGCAGTTGCTCCATAAGCTATAAAGATTGCACTGGTGGCATAGAAAACAGACGATACTGCATTTGAAACTGTTGCGGACAATGAATCTATCCGGGTGTTTAAGGCGGTAATTTGTTGGTTTGTGGTGGTGGAAAGATTGTTTATCAGTGTTGTGGTGCTGGAACTTAATGATACTGTTTGGGCAGAAAGATTTGTGATTTGTGTGTAAAATGAAACATTGTTGGGACCCACCACAAAGTTTGCAAAATCTAAGGTGTTGGTTCCTTGTTCATTTTCCACAATCAAAAGGTTGCCATTTATAATCTCTTCCACCCGAGGCAACGTCTTGATATTAACTACATTTGGATCAGCCATTGATATTATTTATTTTAAAGTAAATGAATACAATGACAAAAGTAGGAATTGGTATTGTTACCTGCAATCGGCCGGATTTTTACAATAAATGCCGCCAAAACATACCCGAAGGGTATGATGTGGTAACAGTTAATGACGGCTCGAATTTTGAGCCTTTTCAAAGAAAAGGGGACATTTTTATACAAAATAAGGTAAATGTGGGGGTTGGTAAAAGTAAAAATATATTATTTCAGAAGCTTTTGGAAAAAGGAAAAGACCATATTTTTATCATTGAAGACGATATGCTCGTAAAAAATCCGGATGTTTTTAATGCATACATAAAGGCATCTGAAACAACAGGAATACAACATTTTATGTTTGCTTATCACGGCCCTGCCAATAAAAATGGCATTTCCGGAGGTCCGCCCTGCCCTCGTTTTATTGTTGAATATCCTGAAAATTTAAAAATAGCAATTGTTCAAGGTTGTGTGGGAAGTTTTTGTTACTATACCCGGAAAGTTCTTGAAGAAGTGGGATTGTTTGACGAACAATTTTTGAATGCTTTTGAGCATGTTGAACACAGTTATCGCATATCCCTTGCAGGATATACCACTCCTTATTGGAACTGGCCGGATATTGCGAATAGCATGGATTATATTGATGAATTAATGTGCTCTGAACACAGCAGTGCCATTCGTCCCCGAAATGATTGGCGGGAAAACATAATAAAAGGATGTCAGTTGTTTTATAAAAAACATGGTTATAATCCAGCATGGCAAAATTGTGTACCAGATTCACCCAAACAAAAAGTATTGGAAACTCTTAAACAAATGAGGAAACAAACAAAAAAATGAAAATTGCCCTTCTATTACCCACACGGGAGCGCATGAACAATAAAATCAGTTTCATGATGAGTGCTCTTGCCCGATGCAGCAATCCGGACAACTATAATCTTTATATGGGTATTGATAAGGACGACCCCACATTGGAACGCTGTCAAAAAATGGCAAAAGTCATAAAAAATCTTAAAATCGTGGTCATTCCTCCGAATCCGGAAGGTTTTAGATTGGGTTATTTTTGGAATGTTCTGGCCCAAAACAGCACAGAAGAAATCATCAGCATGGTTGGAGATGACATGGTTTTCAGCACAGATGGTTGGGATGAGAAGATTTTAGAAGAATTTTCAAAAGAAAAGTGTCCGGATAAGTTTAAATTGGTCTGCGGATTTGACGGACATCGTCAGGATCAGTTCGCCGCATGGCTTTTCATTCATCGATATTACATGGAAGTGACAGGATATTTCATGCGTCCAGAGTTTAGCCGGAACTGGATAGATCAATGGTTAGACAACATGTATACAGCATTTGGACGCAAGGTGTATCGTTCCGATATTACCATAACACATAACCATTGGGTGTTTGGCACAAGCAAATATGACAAGGTGGCGGAAATGTTACGCAAGCATGAAGGAGATAATAAGGAACATTCTGACCTTATTTGGCCAAAACTCAGGGATGAACGCATAAAAGAAGCCAAAAAATGGGAACAAGTCTTGGGTATCAAGGCAGATCTTGATAAGATTCAGTGAAAAAAACACTTTTTAGTTTTGGTAATTGGAGATATTATCCAACTTTGGATGCACTAAAACAAAGTGCGGAACAGAATGCTAATATTGATACCGTAGTTATTTTAAAAGAAAATGACATTGAAAGTGATTTTTACAAAAAGAATATACAACATTTCAATGATAAACGGGGATTTGGTTATTGGATATGGAAAAGTTATTTTATAAAAAAATTTTTAGACAAAGCAACAAAAGATGATGTTTTCATGTATGTGGATTCAGGGAATGAAGTGGTGGGGGATCTTTTTCCTTTGTATAATTTGTGCCAAAAGGATGAAAAAGGCATAATTCTTTTTGAAAATACAGACGGAGAACCAAATGGAAATGTTTGGAAAAACAATCTTTGGACCAAGTCAGATTGTTTTAACCTTATGAATCTTAAAACCGATGAATATTTGTATGGCAATCAGGTAAATGCGTCTTATATAGTTTTTCGTAAAACCGATTTTAGTCAGAAGTTTTTCAACTGTTATCTGGATGTTTGCCAAAATTATAATATAATTTCAGATGCACCAAATGTAACAGAGGATTTCAACAAGGATTTTCGGGATCACCGACATGATCAATCCATTCTTTCTTTGCTTTCCATTCGTTACAAAATAACCATTCATCGAGATCCTTCCCAATGGGGAAACCACAAAATCAAACAGGATTCCCCCTATAAACAATTGTTCTTTCATCACCGGAGGAAATACTATCTATGAAATTTCTTATCATTCAGGAAAATGGTAGGCATATAGTTAGTCGTCATCTTCGGGAATGCCATAGCCTTTGCCGTGCACTTTGGTTTCATGGCGAGGAATGTGATGTGTGGGGATTGGGACATGCCAATTTTGAAAAGATTCCAGATTACAATTCCTATGATGTGATAATCAATTTGGAAAATTATGATGTGGGATGGGTACCTGATCTTTCAAATTATAACAAACCCATCAAACTTCTTTGGGCCATCGACAGTCATTGTCAGGGAAAACAGTATTATTTGAATATTTTTCAAAAAGGAAAATACCGAAAAATACTGGAAGCCACCCGTTATTTTCTGGACGAAAACAGTGTTTGGTTCCCCAACTGTTATGATTCGGATTTCATTACTCCTTTGAAAGACGTTGAAAAAACAACGTTTTTGGGATTTTGTGGTAACTATTGTAACCGAAAACCACTTTTTGATGCGGTAAAAAATTATTTTCCTGAATTTAAATTGGATATTGATGTACGGGGAATACACATGATTCGAGCCATAAACTCATATCAGGTTCTTTTCAACAAGAATATTTTTAATGACATCAATTATCGCAGTTTTGAAACAGCCGGTTGCGGAACATGTCTTCTCACAAGTTATGATGATCAGTACAATGAACTTGGGTTCAAGGAAGGCGAAACATTCTTTATGTATAAGTCAGTGGAGGAAGCAATTGAAAAGATAAATTACTTGAAAGCCAATCCATCAGTTGCCAAGGATGTGGGTATAAAGGGAGAAGAATTTGTTCGGCAGAAACATACTTTCAAAAATAGGGCAAAAAGTCTGATCAAATTTGTAAAAACTTTATGATTATAAAATCGGAAGAGGGACACGTTTTAACCCATCTGGGTTTGGGTGATCAAGTGACTTGTAACGGTCTTGTCCGGGAATTATACAAGCGTCATCCAAAGTTATATGTGTATAGCAAGTTGAAATATTATTATAATATCGAATTCATGTATCGGGATTTGCCCAATCTAAAAGTGTTTCCCATAGAAGAAAGCGGAGCGCAATATTTTGTTAATTTACACGGAATAAAAAATTTTTATAAATTAGGTATGGGAGGAGGCGATACCGTAGAGAAAAGTTTTTACGCCCAAGCAGGTGTGGATTTTAATAAAAAATGGGAAAGTTTCTACGTGCAGCGTGACCCTGAACGGGAACAAAAACTTTATTCCAGTTTTGGTTTTCAACCGGGTGAATACGCATTTATTCATGATGATATTGCAAGAAATCAGATTGTTGATACTAACAAGATACAAGATAAAAATTTAAAAATATTTCGGGTAAAACCAGAATATACAAACAACATATTTGATTATTGCAAAATAATTGAGAATGCAAAAGAAATTCATGTGATAGAATCTTGCGTCATGTTTATGGTGGATTTGGTTTTTAAACAATTGGATAAACCTATGTACATGCATAGATATACAAAACCAATAGAACCATGGGAATATCCAACCAACCGATTAAATTGGCACATTTATGAGCGATAAAATCCCTTTAGTTTTCGATATTGGATATAATGTGGGTAATTTTACCCGATACATATTGGGAATTTATCCAAATGCTAAAATTATAGGAGTGGACGGTCATCCCACATATAAGGAAATGTTTGATCGAAATCCAATACCAAATGTTGAATATGTGCACGGGGTTGTTTCGGACGTTTGCAAACCGGATGTGTCTCTTTTCATATGTGATTGTAATCCCGGAATCAATTCAATAAATCCAGAATGGATTGAAAAAATACGGCATAGTCATTATTTCCAACAAACAAAGCGGGAAATAAAGGTAAGATCCACGACTTTGGATAAAATGATAAGCGTTTATGGGATTCCTGATATTATAAAATTGGATATTGAAGGTGCTGAGTCCATAGCATTAAGCGGATTATCGCAAAAATGCGGTACGATTCTTTTGGAATGGTGTGAGGAATTTTTCGAAGATACATTAAAATGTGTTGAAATTCTAAGAAAACTTGGCTATAACATGTTTTCCAATGACAGCCATTGGGAAGGTACAAATGAAACCATACATGAATTCAACCCAAACTTGGAGTACAAAAGTTGGGACGAACTTGTAAAAGATGAGGACATTGATCCATCGCGTAAAATGCGTTGGGGAATGTTATATGCCAAATGAACATAACTGAACGATACAAAGAAATTCCGAAAGAAGCTTGGGCGCAGGAATCCCAGCAAATGGAATTGAAATTATGGGAAGCCAATAATATTGGGGATGATTGGAATATGTGGTGGAAAATAAAATTTGATCATTATATTTCAATTGCAAACGAAAAAGTTGATTCCATAGCAGAAGTCGGGTGTGGTCCTATAGCCAAAAACATACAATACGTGGTTCAAGCACTCCAAAATAAACCCACAAAGTACTTTCTTAATGATCCTCTTCTAAAGGAATATGTGAACATGAACAGACCCGTGGCTGGTTTTGCAATGGAAGTTCAGGCAAAACTCAGTGCAAAACCTCTAGAGGAATGGACTCTGAAGGAACCGGTGGATATGATAGTTTGCATTAATGTTTTGGATCATGTCTATAGCATGCCCAAATGCATGCAATCCATATATAACAACCTAAAGAAAGGCGGAATTCTTATTTTGGGAAATGATTTGACCAATCAGGAAGATTTTCTTAAAACGCCGAAAGATGATCCCCATGGAATGATGCACCCGATTCGTTTTGATCAGGATGATGCCAAACCTTTCTTAAAGGATTACGAACCCATAAATGAAAAGATTCTTTCCCGTCAAGATGGCCGTGCTCCGGACAGCCATTATGCAACTCTTCTGTATATAGGCAGAAAAAAATGAAAGCGGCTGTATTGGAAAAAATTGACCACCCGCTTGTAGTGGCTGATGTTGCCCTGACTGAAATCAAATTTGGTCAGGTAGCTGTAAAAATAAATGTTAGTGGGGTTTGTGGTGCCCAGCTTCAGGAAATTGCCGGACAAAAAGGAAATGCCAAATTCGTTCCCCATCTTTTGGGACATGAAGGTTGCGGAATTGTGGAATGCGTTGGAGAAGGGGTTACAAGGGTAAAGGTGGGAGACAAGGTCATTCTTCATTGGAAAAAAGGAGAAGGTATTGAATCACCTTTTCCTGAATACATTTATGACGGAAGAAAGATCAGCAGCGGAAAAATAACTACTCTTAGTGAAAAAAGTATCGTTTCAGAAAACCGACTTACACCAGTTCCTCAAAATGTTCCGGATGAATTTTGTGCACTGTTAGGTTGTGGACTCAGCACTGCACTTGGAATTGTAAATTATGATGCCAACGTAAAGTTTGGAGAAACTGTTCTTGTAATTGGTTGTGGAGGAGTGGGTCTTAATATAATCTTGGCATCAAACTTGGCCGGATCCGGCAACATTTATGGTGTTGATATTTCAAACGAAAAGCAAAGCATGGTGGAGGAACTGGGAGCCCGATTTGTTGGAGGATCAAACCAAATTCATGAAAAAATAGACTGTATTGTTGACACAACAGGAAACATGCATGTTGTTTCCCACTATTTGCCTTTACTTTCAAACAGGGGAAGATGCATAATTGTGAGCCAACCTCATAACAATAAAACCTTAGAAATAAAAAACCCAGCCAACTTTTTTGCAGGAAATGGCCAGATCATCCGTTCTACACAGGGCGGGAATGTGAATCCAAGTGAAGATTTTCCTAGATATGTTAATTTATATAATAAAAGAAAGATTGATTTTGAAAAAATGATAACGCATCGTTTTAGTCTGGACGATGTTAATAAAGCCATAGATTTAGTAAAAAATGGTAAAGCCGGTAGAATTATGATTCGTCCCTGATAAAATAGATTTTATGTTAACCAAAAACGATCTTTTAAATTTTGAAAACCACATCGCAGACCTTTACAGGGACTGTCAACTTCCTTTTCTGTTCCATCTTTCAGGTGGAAATGAGGATCAGCTTATAGAAATTTTTAAAGAAATTAAAGAAGGTGATTATGTTTTGGCAACACACCGGAATCATTATCATGCCCTATTGCACGGAATTCCTGCTGATGTTTTGTCTGACAGAATCAAGAATGGTAGAAGCATGTTTGTATATGACCGAAAGAGAAACTTTTTCACATCGGCAATTATAGGAGGTACTGCCGCAATTGCAGCCGGTATTGCTCTTGCATTAAAACGTAAAGGATCCGACAAAAAGGTTTGGTGTTTTGTGGGAGATGGAACAGAAGATTCTGGTCATCTTTTTGAAGCGGCCCGATATGTGCACGGCTTTGATTTACCCTGCACTTTTGTAATTGAGGATAACAACCGTTCAGTTTGCACCAATAAAACAGAAAGATGGGGCAAGGCATTGGATCCCACGTTCTTTCCTTGTGTAAGAAAATATTACTATGATATTACATGGCCGCATGCCCGGACTGAAGACATGATCAATCTTGGCAAAACCAAAGTAAAAACTCATGATGATTATTTTCCCCCTCTTCCGAAAGAAGAACTTCCGGTAGTTGAAGCCCCGGATGATATCAAATTCAAGGATGCGATTAACCAAATGATGACGGAAATAGGAAAAATGAATTCCGTGTTTATTGGTTATAATGTAACAAATGGAGATGCCATGGGGACCTTAAAGGGCGTTGATAAATCCCAAAAGATTGAGACTCCGGTGGCGGAAAACCTGATGACAGGATTGGGAATAGGTATGTCATTTGAAGGATTTAAACCTGTTGTTTATTACGAGCGACATGATTTTATGCTTGTAGCTGCAGACGCAATCATCAACCACGTGAACCATATTGAAAGAATTTCTCATGGGGAATACAAGGCTCCGGTAATTCTTCGTACAGTTGTGGCCGATTCCGGACCATTTTATTCCGGCCCTACACATTCACAAGACTTCACTGAAGGATTCCGGCATATGGTTGATTTTCCGATCTATGTTCCGACTACGGGGAAAGAAGCGGTGATTGCATACAGAAACGCAATGAATTCCAGCCGTCCCTGTATGACTGTGGAGAAGAAAAGCTGTTTCTAAAATGAATGAACAACAATATTCTCATAATTGGTGAAAGTTGTCGCGACATTTTTGTTTATTGTGATTGTACTCGTCTGTGTCCTGATATTCCCGTTCCAGCGCTAAAAGTAATCCGTCAGACAGAAAACGAAGGAATGGCCAAAAACGTTCAAAGGAACGTTTTGGCTTTGGGTGCTGAATGTAATATCACCACCAATTCAAACTGGACAAATATAACAAAAACTCGGTATGTGCATGATCAGACCAATCATATGTTTATTCGGGTCGATACAGATCATCAAATTGATCCATTAGACATGAATTTGTTGAATTTAAATTATGGATTGGTGGTGATATCCGATTATAACAAGGGATTTTTGTCAGAATCAGTTATAGAAAAAATATGTTCAAGTCATTCAAATGTGTTTTTGGATACCAAAAAGAAACTGGGATCTTGGGCAAAGAACGCAAAAATTATAAAAATAAACAATTTTGAATATGAAAGAAGCAGGGAAAATCTTACCCCAGAACTTAAAAACAAGATTATTTGCACAAAAGGAGGAGATGGTTGCGCATATCAGGGTAAAATATATCCGACAAAAAGAATAGAAGTAAAAGACACTTCAGGTTGTGGAGATACATTTTTGGCCGGACTTGTTGTAAAATATTCGGAAACAAACGATATAATAGAATCCATAGCTTTTGCCAACATTTGTGCATCAGAAGTTGCCCAGCATAAGGGTGTAACTGTTCCCAAGCTATGAGTGACATCAAGCTGGTTATATTTGATCTGGATGGTGTTTTGGTGGATTCCCGGGAATTGCATTATGTTTCATTGAATCGTGCCTTGGAAGATGTGGATAAAAAATATATAATAACAAAAGAAGAACATCTTTCCACATTTGATGGACTTAGCACGACGAAAAAGTTAAAGATTCTTTCTGAAAAGAAAGGTTTACCAGAAGAATATCATAAAAAGATATGGGAATTAAAACAAAAATATACAACAGAAATTATTGATAATTTTCAGGAAGATCAAAGAATAAAGGAAATTCTTAAAAAAATAAAACAAGATGGCAAAAAGATTTGTTGTTGCACAAATTCTATAAGAGAAACTTCAAAAATACAATTGCTAAGAAAAGGATTTTTTGAATATATAGATTATTTGTTTTCAAATGAAGACGTCACACACCCAAAACCAAGTGCAGAAATGTATTTGCGGGCGATGTTGGTTTGCCATGTAAATCCGGATGAAACTGTTATTGTAGAGGATTCACATATTGGAAGAAAAGCAGCACAAAGATCCGGGGCACATCTTTTTGCTGTAAAAAATAGCAATGATTTGAACTATGAAAAACTAAAAGCTTTTATAGATAAGAAAGAGACACATATGATTAAACCAAAATGGCAGGGCAGAGGAGATGTTCGGGTTCTTATTCCTATGGCAGGAGCAGGTTCCCGTTTTGAAAAAGCAGGGTATACATTCCCTAAACCTCTTATTGAAGTGCGAGGAAAGCCCATGATTCAGGTTGTTATAGAGAATCTTAATATTGATGCAGAACATGTTTTTATAGTGCAAAAAGAACATTATGAAAAATATAATTTAAAAAATCTTTTAAATATTATTTCTCCCAATTGCAAAATTGTTCAAACACAGGGAATAACTGAAGGAGCGGCCTGCACAACTCTTTTGGCGAAAGAATATTTTAATGATGATAAAGCTCTTATTATTGCCAATTCAGACCAATTTATTGAATGGGATAGCAACGAGTTCATGTATTCCATGATTGCAGATAATATTGATGCGGGAATACTGACTTTTAATTCGACCCACCCCAAATGGAGTTATGCAAAGGTTAATGATGACGGGTTTGTTTGTGAGGTTGCAGAAAAGAATCCCATCAGCAACATAGCCACTGTGGGTGTTTATTATTGGAAACGGGGATCGGACTATGTCAAATATGCCGAGCAAATGATAAACAAAAATATCCGGGTTAATAATGAATTTTATGTTTGCCCTGTGTTCAATGAAGCCATACAAGACGGAAAGAAAATAAAAGTATTCAATATTGAAAAGATGTGGGGGCTGGGCACGCCGGAAGATTTGGATTATTATCTTAAAAACCGACCAGAATGATTCTTATATCACATCGAGGCAACCTAAACGGAAAGAACGGTAAAACGGAAAACAATCCGCATATCATAGATGATGTTTTAAAAAAGGGATATGATTGTGAAATTGATATTCATACAGTAGAGGGAATTGTTCACTTAGGTCACGATAATCCTGTTTATCCTGTCGGATTGAATTGGCTTAAAGAAAGAAAAGAACATATCTGGGTACATTGCAAAGACGTTGCTTCAATGGAACTGATGCAACACCATAAAGAGCTTAATTATTTTTGGCATGAAAATGATGTCATGACTCTTACAAGCCATGGATACATCTGGGTTTATCCCGGAAAACAACCGGTTAAAGACAGTATTGCTGTGATGCCTGAAACTAACAATGAATTTGTTTCAGTTTGTTCCGGAATCTGTTCGGACGTTATTGAAACTTACAAAAGCTTGGATTTCTTGTAATCTTCCAGCATTTTAAGATTTTTATCAAGTTCGTGGTACATGGCCCATCCCAGCTTTTCCACCACATAACGTGTGCCGTGATTGCCCGGGACAGGATCTCGTTCAGGAATTAGATAATATTTTCCGCTTTGTTTGGCCAGATCTGCGATGCATCTTTCAATTGAATAGTCTACCTTTTCAATATAATGAATGGCCCATTTGGTGAATTTATGCATGAAACGAAAATCATTTTCGCGGGCAAAGAAAACGTCGGTGCTGAACCATGGGTCACCTGTCCATCGACATCCCGCATAAACATAATCTTTTTCCTCCATCAATTTTAAGATATCTATCACTTTTTGTTCATCCAAAAGCCAGCTATCCACACTCAGTTTGATCCAGTTTTTAACACCGTTATCCTTCAAAAGATTATATCCTCCTATCATCATGTCGGTATCGCCTTCGATATGACCCCGGTTACCACAACGAAAATCACAAATCTCATCTGCCTTATTTCCATTATAACAATAAGCAATATGAGGTTTGATTATTTTGTAAGAATTAAGTATTTCTTTCAAATATGGCCAATACTCTTCCCGGTTATAGCAAGTAACAATAAAGTTTACATCCATGCTTTTAATTAAAGAATGTTTTTATAATTCAACAATTGTTGAAAAATAATTCTTACCCCTAAATTAACCATATGACACCCGAACAAATGCAGGAACAGGTTCGTCATGCCACAAGAAACCGCATGCGTTATGTGTATCAGTTTGTTAACAAGGATTTTTTTAAAATAAATGTTCCGGAAACAAAGACAAATCTTAAGATTGCTGTTTTATTGTCTGGAGGTCTTAGAAATTTTGCGATTACGCAAGAATGGGCAAACAAATTCATGATTGACCCAATTAAAGCAGATGTGTTTGTTCATGGTTGGTGTAGCAAAGATGGAGTTGAAAAAGATTCAGAAACTGTCATGGGGTACCACAATATCAAAGAGTTTAAGATTCAAGATAGAAGCAAGGTTAAAATACCTGTACCAGAAGTAATGCACCACAAATATCCAGATCATGTGAATCGGGGATGGGGAATGGAAGTGGCGGATCATGTTTTAGGACAACTTTATAATATAAAAGGATGTTATGATTTGATTGAGCAATATGAAAAGAAAAATGGTTTTCAATATGATGTAATTGTCCGGGGTCGTCCTGATGAATTCTGGTTTGATCGGCTTCAGGATGCTGATCTTGAATTTGTTGCTAAAAACAATGTGTTGGGCACACCGCAGCATTATATTTCGGTAATATCAGGAGGTCATGTGAATGATCGATTTGCCATGGGTAATCACGAAATAATCCGTCGTTATTGTGAAATGTTTAATTTTGTTGAGGATTATGCAAAATTGGCAGGAAATGACGAAGCTACAGAATTTTATGTAGATCATCACGTGAGAAACACTATGCGGGATGTTCCTCTTCATAATATTGATGCAACATTCATGTTGGAATATCCCGGGGACTATCCAATGGAGCGGGGCTTCAATCCAACTAACATGCGCCATTTGGAACAAAACGACAGCAACGTGGCAATTGCAGAAGCTGAAAGCATAAAGAAAACTGTTGGGTGAACGTTTCTTTTTTCCAAACTTATGGGGATCGTCTGCCTCTTCTAAAGATTCGGGCTGAAGACAAATGCTTTCAAAATTTTATAGATAATTTTGATCTGAATATTATCTCTTTGCATAATCCAACGGAAGATGTGAAGGAGTATGTCAAAAACAATAAAATCGTCAAAAACTGCATGTTGTTTGTTTTTAACAACAATTCTTATTGCGATTGTATCCGATATTTGATGAGTTTTTTGGAAAAAAAGCCCATAAAAAAGTTTTTCTTTTATCAGGATGATACCTTTTCCTATGAAACTACTGATAAAAACCAAGAGGATTTAAAGCATCTGGTGTTTAACACAGATCACCAAATGATTAATTTGTCTTATAAAATTGAATATCTTGTGGAAAAAGGAAAATGGACGGAAAAAAACAAAAAGATTTTGTATCAAACAGAATCATTCAAATTGTATGATACAGACACTTTTGATTTCCGGGACAGCGGTTTATGGGGTTTTGATGATTCGTGTTTTGTTTGCACACCAGAACGGTTAAAAACCATATTTGATTCCAATTATTTTAATTTTCCGGACATATGGAATGCTGAACATTATTTGAAACATAAATTTGAAAATAACAGATCTTCAAGATATATCACGGACGTTTCTTTTTTTATAAATTATAATATTTTGGGAAGAAATACCGAAGCAAAAAACTTGGAACGATTAAAAGAAAGGGTAAAAATGTCAGACTCCTCTTTACAAATGCTTTCGGATTATTATAATCAACGACGATGAAAAAAGAACCTGCTCTTGGATTTGAAGATGTTGTGCTGATTCCAAAATACAGCGAACTTCAGACACGTAAAGATGCACATACCAAGGTTTTTATTGCTAACAATATCTTTAGAGTACCCGTTTGTCCTTCGAATATGGTTTGTACAATCAATCAAGAGCTAAGTCGTTTTCTTTCTGAAAATCAATATTTCTATGTGATGCATCGATTCGGAGATACGGTCGGTTTTGTCAGAACAGCCAACAATGAAAATTGGAAATTTATCAGCATCTCTGTTGGGGTAAACGAAAAATGCACCAAAGTAATTGATCAGCTAAAGGAAGAAAATCTCAAGGTGGACTGTATTTTGATTGATGTTGCTCATGGTCACCATGTTCTTGTCAAACAAGCCATAGCAAAGATTAAAAAGGATTTTCCAGATACTTTTGTAATAGCAGGGAATGTAACAACCAAAGAAGGTACTCAGGATCTTAAAGATTGGGGTGCGGATATGGTTAAAATTTCTATTGGAACTGGCCGAGCATGCATTACAAAAGATAAAACAGGATTTACTCTTCCTATTTTCTCATGCATTCAGGAGTGTGCGGAAGTTGAAGTTCCCATCATGGCAGATGGTGGAGTTCGTTGTCACGGGGATATTGCGAAAAGTATTGTGGCAGGATCATCAATCAATATGATCGGAAGCATGTTTGCCGCTTGTTCAGATAGTCCCGCCGATACCATATATGAATATCCGGTTATTGATTCTAAAAGCGATGATTATTTCAAAAAACCGAAAATATATAAAAAATATTTTGGTTCTGCCAGTTTCCAAAACAAGATGATTACTAATCAAAAGGTTGAAAATATAGAAGGAACAACGGTTTTGGTGGAACAAAATCCCAAAACATATGCACAAATGCTTTTGGAAATAGAACAGGATCTCCAGAGTAGC